ACCGAAAGTGGATCGCGATGAACGCTACCAGGCCACATCACATGGCCTAGACTGGTGGGAAGGGCATGACAAAAATGGCTACCTAGTTCTACGTCTAACATCACCTAGTCTAAATAGGCTCAACAAACGCTTTACGGATGCTGGTTTAGTCCCGACGTTCCCGGACTATAAAGCGCATATGACGTTACTTACTCCTTGTAAAGTCAAGCCCATCACTATGGCTATGGATATAGAGCAACTCCAAAAAGACCCTTTGGAAATCGAACTCTACTATGGCGGCTACACGATTATGGATAAAAGATGATTACAGACCAAACCAAGATTGATGGACTGGCATCTGCTCTAGGTATCGCCCTAGACGAAGACAACGCCAAGACTGAACTGGAAAAGAAGCGAGCCATAGCGCTCAAGCAAACGGATGGCGACAAGGCCAATACGGATGCTAACTACGCACGCGAAGTCATCTATGAGACTATCCAGAAGGCTAATGAGAGCATCGACCAGCTGATGGAGATTGCTCGTGAGAGTATGAGCGCACGGCACTATGAGGTCCTCGCGGCACTCCTAGTCAATAACGCCAACATAGCTGAGAAGCTGCTCAAGATACACGCAGACAAACAGAAAGTCCAGAACAACGCTATCAACCTAGAACGCAACCTGCTCAACGCACCAGGTACTCAACAGGCGCTCCCTGGCAATACAATCGTGAATATCGACAAGGCCGTCTTTACCGGTACTACAACTGAGCTATTGGATATGATCCGTAAGGTCAATCCCACCCGGCTGCAAGACCAGTCAGCTGAGGATACTGAGTAATGGCGCAGTCCGGTAAGCTGATCCCGATCATCCAGGTCGATAACATCGAGAGCTTCGCGGCTAACCCACGCCTGAAAAAGGCTGGTCAGAAGTTCCCTATGACCCAAGACCAGGTTATGGAATACGCCAAGTGCGCGGAGGACCCGGACTACTTCATCGAGAACTATGCCAAGATCGTATCCATCGACCATGGTGTTATTCCCTTCGGCTTGTATGACTACCAGAAGAAGATGGTGCGTAAGATGCACCGTTGGAACCGCATTATCATGCGTGCCGCCCGTCAGTCCGGCAAGACGCAGACCTGCGCGGCGTATATCCTCTGGTTCATCCTATTCCATTCCAGTAAGACCGTCGCTATCCTTGCTAACAAGCAGGACACGGCTACGGAAATCTTGGGACGTATCCAGGACATGTATATGCATGTACCGCTATGGATGCAGCAGGGTATCGACATCTGGAACAAGACTTCCTTCCTTCTCGAGAATGGCTCCCGTGTATTGTCTAGCTCTACATCCAGTAACGCTATCCGAGGCTTTACCATATCGCTGCTATACCTGGATGAATACGCGCATGTACCTAACAACGTCGCCTTGAACTTCTTCACGTCCGTCTATCCTACGATCAGTTCCGGTAAGACCGCTAAGGTTATCATATCCTCTACACCTAATGGTATGAACCACTTCTACAAGATGTTCACGGACGCTGTCAATAAGAAGAACCAGTTCAAGGCTATCACGGTCAAGTGGGATCAGGTGCCAGGACGCAACAAGCTATGGAAGGCTGACCAGCTATCCGTAATGAGTGAAGAGAAGTTCCTCCAAGAGCAAGAGGTTGAGTTCATGGGATCCGCCGGTACGCTCATCAGCAGCGCGGCCCTACGCAACCTTGCCTACGTCGATCCTATGCGCACGTTGCTGGATGCTAAGTTCCGCATGTATGAAGATGTCAAGCCTAATCACCGCTATATCCTCACGGCTGACGTATCCCATGGCAAGGAACTAGACTTCTCAGCCTGCTCAATCATCGATGTAACTGAGATGCCCTACCGCGTAGTCGGCGTCTATCATAGCAACGACATACCGGCTGAGTTGTATCCTAATGTTATCAGTCAGCTGGCCCGCTACTACAACATGGCATACTGCCTAGTCGAGAACAACGACATCGGTTCCCTCGTCCTCAAAATCTTGATTGATGACCTGGAGTATGAGAACGTATTCTACACGGATAGCCACAACACCTACAAGCCTGCTGAGATCACGAGTAAGACGCTCAAGACACCCGGCTTGCGCACGACTAGCAAGAGCAAGCGACAGGGATGTAATGCGCTCAAGCAGCTAGTCGAGAATGCCCAGCTATTGCTCTTAGACTTCGAGACTATCAGCGAGCTAACGACCTTCATCGTCAAGCCTAACAAGACCTACGCGGCTGCGGAAGATTGCCATGATGACTTGGTGATGACACTCGTGCTATTCGCCTGGATAACCACACAGGACTTCTTCAAGGACCTCGCCAATAGCGACGCGAGGCAGAAGATGTATTCCGACCGTGCGCGCCTAATCGAGGAGGATATGCCTGCTGCGCCGGTATTCATCCCATCCAACCTACCTAACAACAAGGTGCGTATGGACAACGTGATATGGGAGGTCGTGTCCCCGCAAGATGATGACGCGGATAACCGCTGGACCGGCTTCTCATCCCTGTCCTAGGCTTTACTCTTACAGTTGCCTGGCGTATAATAGAACCTACATGATACACATTAGTGATCTGATAAATGGCCTGTTTGAGTTGGGCGGCGGGCTGTTAATATGGCTCAACGTCAAGCGTATTCTCAAGGATAAGATGGTGCGTGGCACCAACTGGAATATCTCAGGCTTCTTTTGGGCTTGGGGAATATGGAACATTTGGTATTACCCATCACTCAATCAGTGGCTCTCATTTGCCGGTGGATTGCTGATTGTATTAGCAAACACGGTATGGCTCGCATTAGCCATTAAATACAGGAAGAACTGATGCTACACCGCAACCCTCCAAAGGTCAAGGAAATCAAGAATGGCTAAGGTCATACGTCCAGGAACCAAACCGGGAGAGCAACTCTATACACTCACCTGCCCCACCTGTAATGCGTTGATACAGTTCAAGCAGGCTGAAAGCATCCTAGTCAAGGCTAGTATATGGGATCTCTACACCCATGCTTGTCGTCGCTTCATATGCCCGGAGTGCCATGGCAACATAGATGTGCGCGCTGAGTTCGGCGGCGATCATATCCGGTCACAATTCAACCTAGTGATGAGTGGGATAGACAAGGCGCTCAACGCAGGTATGGGTCATGGGACCACTGAGCCAGACAAACCACTCCAACCGAAGAATCCGGACAACAAATGAACAAACCTCCCATCACAAATCCCGCGCTGGCCCGTATCCAGGCGCTCAAGGCGAAGGCCGGAACCGGAACCGGGCGCAGCTTCTCATCTATCCCTACGGCTCCCTTCGCAGAGCCTATCGCTCCCGCTCCGAATGAGCCTCTGCCGGAGCCTGTGGAGGTAGCGCCGCATGCGGCGCTGCCGGCATTAGAGGATGACCAGGATGAACAGAGGGTAGCCGAGCGCCTAATCGCGCTCCAGGCATCAGGTGTCGGCTTTGTCACACCCACGAATACGGAGCGCTACAATCACCTGGATGGGACGGTTGATCGCGTTATCGACTCCCTGAAGGAAATAGATCCCCGCTCCCGGATACAGCGTGTATGATGGCGGCGGAAGATCAATCGGTTGATGAGGTCACCCGGCAGCGGCAGAAGGACTGTGGTATCATGGGTGGCTATAAGCACCCGATGATCAAGAACCATGGTAGCGAGCGCTGCGTCAAGTGCGGTATATCCGCGCAGGACTGGGACAAGATGATGACTGATATGGCGACGCAACACGTGTGGGGACTGATACCATGACAGATGAAACCTTTGCCTTATGGACCGGACGAGTGACTATGGCCATAGTCTTCTTACAGTTCATTGCTATGATAGTCTATGCAGCGGTGCGCAACCTACCGCTAGGAAGCTAATACGTATGGAGCAGCAAGCGCAACGAGAAGAGAAGCTACAGCAGTTGCTACAGGACCCGGCTCTACCGTCTCAGACCAAGCAGATAGTCAGCTACCTAATCACGGAGATCGAAGAGCTACGATCCCGCGTCCGCTGG